TTATCACTTCCTCATTGGTGAATATATTTGATGAATATGATACCCTTTACTTTTTTGTCCATTTTTTGTCGGATTATTTTTGGACGTAGTAATGTTACTGACATAAGACATTGAAAGTCTTTCTATAAATAATTATTTTTCTGTTTCTTTTTCTATATCGTCTGCTATTTTGATAATCTCTTTTGCTACTTCTGGGTGATTTTTTCCAATCTCCTCATATACTTGTTGTTTTAATTTTTTTAATGCTGTATGTACTGCTCCTGCTTCTTTTCTTGCATGAAGCTTTAATCTTTCATTCTGTACTTGTGCCCTTTGTAATGTTGCAATAGAACGTGCGGCTTCTATTTTTTCCTTTTGTTTTATATTTTCATTTATCAATACTTGCATAATCATTTGACTGATAAGTGCATTGTTTGCTTCGTGTAATTCTGTAGTAGGTCTTTCTGTATTATCTTCTGCCAATAATTGTGCATATTCCTTTGCTAACCTCACACTTTCAAATTTTTGCAAAAAAGGTTTTCCATATCTGTGTATGCTTGTTTTGGATATGTTGTGTCCCATTTCTTTTAAATATTTTGCAATTTCTTCATAAGTGTGCCCCTCAAGAAGCCTGTTTTCCACTTCTTTTCTTATCACTTCTGGCAGTTTATCCACTTTTCCATGACTTCTATTTTTTTCTGTCGATATTACAGCCTCCTCCTTCCCTTCGTTTTTCTCTATTTTTACTATAACATATTTTTTGTGACAAGTCCTTCAAAAACTGTCAAAACTTTTTTTCTTTGTACTTTTTTATCATTCTGTATATTGTTCTTTCAGAAATACAATATTTTTCTGCTAATTCTTTTGTATTCTCTCCTGTAAATTCTTCTAATATCTTTTTATATTTTTCTCTTTTTTGTAATTCTTTCTCTTTTGGAATATAAATATTACTCCCTCCAAATACATGAGATAACATTGTTAAATTCTCCATTCCTATTAGTTCTGCATATTCTTTGTATTTTTGTTTCATAGAATACCTCCCTTTTTTGTCTTTTATACTATTATATCATATTATTACAAAGTCTAATATCAAAACAAAAAATAAAGTTTTTTACATTTTTTAAAAAAATTTTCATTTTGCTATTGACAAATTATACTATTGATAGTATAATAGTGTTCAGAAAGGGGGAATGAAGTAAAAAAATACAAAAAGAAAGGAGGGAAAAAGGGTGGAGAAATTAGTAGAAAAAATAAAAGAGCTCAAAAAAGTGATAGCAGCACTTATTGAGCTCATGTTAGAATTAAGCACTCTCATAGCCGTTATTAAAATGGTTATAGACAGCATATTCTAATACCCACGGGAGGGGAAACCCTCCCATCTACTAATATATTATATCATAAAACCACTCTTAAATACAATGAAAAATTCTACAAAATCTTTAATCATTGCACTTTTAGAACTTGCTTTTGAAATTGCCAAGTTAATTGTAGTTGTTGTAGGTCTTTACCTTATCATATTTCATAAATAGGAGTTGATTTATTTGCAAACAGAAACAAAACAAATAAACCCACAAACAGAAGCTAACAAAAAATGGCAAGAAAAAAATAGAGAAAAAGCAAAATATTTGCGTAACCGTTCCACTTCAAGAAGTTTTATTAAAAATCAAGCAACATTAGAGGATATAAAAGAATTGCAACAACTCATACAAACAAGAATAGAACTTCTTACCTCTACATCAGAACAAACAGAATAAAGTACAAACAATAAAAGAGGGCTTCTTATCACCCTCTTTTATCTTTTTCCCATATACTTTTTAATCCTTCAATTAGTTTTGCTGCCTGTTTACTTGTCAGCCAATTTACATTAGAAATACCATACTGCTTTTCTATAAATTGCCTAAGTGCTTTTTCTTCCCAACTTAAACATTGACAAAGCCCTTTTACATATTTTAATTGTTTTTCCGTAATATATCCTTTTACTGTTTGTTTCTTTTCCTGCAATCCATCTATCAATGTTTTTGCTTCTTGTGTTGTTACTTCTGTAATACTTTGTTTTCCTGTTTGTGTTTCTACATAACTATGTAATAATTCATTATCCATACCTCTTTGCTTTGCTAATACAAACAATAACTTTCTTTGTTTTTCTGTCATAATTTTTCATTGATTTCCTTTAGTTTTTCTATTTCCTTATGATTTTCATTTTCTAATTCTTTTAATTTGCATTTTGTAATACACACAATTTTTTCTAACTCTAACTTTTTTATCTTTGTTTTTTCCCATTCTATATAAAGCCACAATATTATACCTCCTACCATACTAAATACTATTGCTGCTGCCCAACCTACCATAAAAGCGATAAATATTTCATTCTGCATTTTTGATTACTCCTTTTTGTTTTTGATAATATGCTCTATAATAAGCTTTTTTTTCTTCTCTATGCCTTTGATAATAAAGTTTTTGTCTTTCTCTTTGCTTTTCTCTTTCACTTGGCAAAATATCCATAATACAATCATCATAAATGCACTCGAAACAATTTTCATTGCAGTTTACTCTTTTTCTCACGCCCTTCACTCCTTATTTTTACAAAAACTCTCTTTCTAACGCATCTATAAAATATCTAACACAACCTGCATAATATTGCGGTCTGATATTTAATTCCATCAGTGTTTTCTGTAGCATTATTTTTGTAATTTCTGATAGTTCTTCTAATGCTTCTGTAGCACTTCCTTCTACTGTTACGCTGCAATGTTCGTCTTTCATTTTTACTGTTATCATTTTTAACACTTCCTTATGGTCTAATATTCATTTCTATTGCCATCTCTGCAATATTTTTACTGTTTATTTGTCCAAATACTGCTGCTGTATTCACAAATACATTTACTGCTCCTCTAACACCGTAATTTGTTCTGCTAATAGCAAGTAATAACTCAATGACATTTTCTTCTAATTCATTCTCTTCAAAAAGTAATGTAATATCTTCTTTTGTAATGCTGTTTGTTGTAATGTGTTCTTTGTATGCTATTCTGCTGTAAAGCTGTGCATAAGAAGCTTGTCCGCTTCCTCTCATTTTTAAATAAATTTCATCATTTCCTATAAATGCAATGCCTATACCGCTTTCATCGCTCATACATCTTAAATGATTTATTACTCTTACGGTTAAATGTTGTGCTTCATCTATAATAAGCACTTTGTTGCTTCTTTTTAATTTTGCTACGGCTTCACTGTATATTTTCCTTGCTATTTTTTCTCTTATTCTTAATTGTTCTGCTATCAATTCATTTACCCCTGTAATACTTGCAAAACAAGGGGACACTGTTATTACAATTGCTCCTTCAGGGTGTTTTTTAGCATACTGTTTGATTGCCATTGTTTTCCCTACTCCTGCATCGCCATACGCAACTGCAATTTTTCCTTGTATATGGCAATACTCTATCAGTTTATATACCTTACTACTAATACTCGTTTGTTTATATTCTGGTGCTTTGGGTGCGATTTCCTTTTGTGCCTTCAGTTCAAAAAACTGCTCTATTTTAGGTATAATAATATGAGGAGATTTATATACTCCCTTTAAAAACTGGCTAAGCTGTGGATCTGAAATATCCAATTCTTTCGCAATTTCTGATTGTGTTTTTCCTGTTGTTTCTTTATATGTCAATAGCTTTTGTATTGCTTGCTCTTGTTCTATCATTTTTACAGCCTCCTAACTTTTTATTTTTTTAACGATTAAAACCTTTTTAAACGCCTTTTAAAAGCATTTTAAAGACTTTTTAAAATAAATTATTTTCCAATTCTTTTACTTTTTTTAGCCTTTCTATTCCTTTGCTCCAGTCTATTCCTTCTCCTCCTGCTACATTTGGCAGTGCAACTACTTCTGCTGTATCATCAGTATTTTTTATTTGATTTTCATTATAAAATACTGGCTGCGTGATTTTTGGTATCACTGTTTTGTTTTGGTTTTCTTCTTTTAATGCCTTTTCCAGTAGCATTGTAAGTGCGTCTTTTTGTTCCATTTCTTTTTTGGCTTTATAATTTGCCACTTCTTTTATTGCATTTCTGTTTTGTTGCTGCTGTTTTTTCACTTCTTGTTTGCTTGCTGTATAACTCAATTCTTCCTTCAATGCTGCAATACACAAAAATCTTTTTTGTTCATCATATATTCTTATATTGCTTAAATCTTCTGGATTGTATCTTACATATACATTTTGTCCAAAATATTCCTTCCACAATTCTTCATTCCAGTATTGTAGTTGTTTGCCGTAAAATGTTAATGTAATACCATTTTTTCCTACTTTTAACATACCTGTATTGCTTTTTGCATATCTCATAAACATCAAATCTGCTTTTTCTTTTGGCAATACTCTTTTTGTTATCATATTTTCTGCAAACACTTCATCAGGACATTTTCCTTTCATTCCTGTACCTTCATGAGGCTGTTTGTTGTACCAACCTTCTATGTAAATGTCTACATACTGTATAAATTCCTCTATACTAGGTAGTCCCTTCATTGTTTTTACCATCTTTTTCAACCTGTCAGGTCTTTCTAATATCGTACCGCCTGTATAACTTTCAAATAGCTTGCTAAAATGTTCTTTTACGGTATAAAATGCTCTTTCAATCCCTTTTCCTCTTGCATTTCTAGGCAATGCTGTGCGAAATTCTATTCCTAAATCATCAAGTATAGAAGGTAACTTCAGTTCTTCTCCGTTTTTCTTCTTTTTTCTGAAGCCATTACCGCCTAAATCATGAAATAAAAACTCACGCCCGTTATCTGTATATATACTTCTAGGTACACCAAATTTTTCACAACC